GCTGCTGTGGGGAAAGGCGGCATACTGGAGGGACAAATCGTTGAAAAATCAATAAAGAATGGTATAATGAAATCAGGTGCTGTGAGTGGGGCAAGGAATCCTCATAGCAAAGAAGCCAGAGCGCACGCAGAACGGTACTACGGATTGGTTCGCAGCATGAAAACGGATGTTTCGAGAATAGCGAAGGCAACCGGTTTTGCAGAAGAAGATATACGCGCGATTAAGTATTATATTTTTATGGAAAAGCATGATTTGGGCGGAAAAGAGCCGGAATATTTTGCTCCCGATTATATGATGGCGGAATCGTGGCAAAGATTGATTGACGGAAAACCGGAATTGCATGATATGACTTTGCTTAACCATGAAATCCTGGAAAGAGAACTGATGCAAGAAGGAATGCCACAGGATGAAGCGCATATCATAGCATCTCAGAAATATAATTATGCAAAAGAAGCGGGTGAATACTATGCTAAAATTAAAAAATATAAAAATGAATAACGGTATCATTTCGGCAGAGTATGACCCCGAAAATAGCGGTGTTTTAGGCTCGGTTTCTGTTGATATTAAGAGTGGAGAGATAGTAGACAGCAAACTTTCTGAGTATGACAAGGATTTTCCTGTTTACCTCGGTCATGCGGTTGCCTGTTTGGAAAAATTAGCGTTGCAGGATAGTGTGCCGGAGGAAAAGACGGTCATGTGGTACTGAGTGCTGCACAGGAGGAAAACAATGGATAATTTCAAAATTATTTACAAAATACTGAAATATCCGGAAAGATGGAAAAATCGTCGACAGACCGGCAAGAGAACTGACAGAGCAGGAGAGAAAGGAGAATGCGAACATCTTATGAAAAGTGAGGATTTAAGAGATTGGATTGACAGTCTGACACAGGATATTGCCTTTGAATATCTCGGCGTGAACGGCTCGATTTGCCCGTTCTCCCATTCTGATATTTCTTTATGCTACGGAGAAAAGGAGCAGAGCTTTGATTCGATTGATGCACTGATGCACGCACCGTTTTTCAAAGGAAAATCTCTGACAGAAATATGTAGTAAAGTGAATTTTGAATGAAACCACCAACCGAAAGGAAGGTGGTTTTTTCATGCAAAAAATCAGAAAGGAACGGTGGTCTATCCTATCTCGTCTTTGGACACAGACGTAAAACAGGTCTTTTTTGTTTGCCCGGAATGGCGAAAAACTATCAAGGCGTGCGGAAAGAACCGCGAGAACAAACTGAAAGCTGAAAGGAGAACGAAGAATGAAAAGAGAGGACATTAAGAAATTTTTCCCCGATGCCACAGAGGAGCAGTTGAAGGGCTTACTGGACATCAACACAGCGGATATCGGTAAGGCAAAGGGAGAACTTGAAGCAGTGAAGGCGGACTTGGAGAAAGCCAACGGCACCCTCAGGGAATATGAAACCACCATTGCAGACATGAAAAAATCCGCAGAAGGCAACGAGGATTTCAAAAAGAAATTTGAGGATCTGGAACAGCGGATTGCGGACGAGAAAGCCGCGGCGGAGAAGAAAGCCAAGGAAGAAGAGGAAGAAGCCGAATATTCCAACCGCTTTAAGACGGTGGTCGGGGAGCAGAAATGGCGGGATGCACTGACGGAAAAGGCAGTCTACGCCGAATTTAAGACCGCCCTGCAGGATGAAGCAAACAAGGGCAAGGGGGACAAGGATATTCTGGCGGCACTGACGCAGGACAAGGAATATTTCGCAAAAGACCCTGCAAGAGTGCCTGCCTTTTCCAGAGGGACAGGCTTTGCAGGCGGCGAGGTGGACGATGCGGCAGTCAGAGCGGCAATGGGCTTATCCCCCAAGAAGGACTAAGGAAAATCGAAAGGAGAAATAAAACATGGCGAACAGCATTACACTTTTCAAAAAATACATTGACCTGCTGGACGAGGTCTATCAGAATGCGTCCGTCACCTCTGCACTGGACGGCGATATGACACTGGTGCAGATGGGCGCAAACACAAACGAAATCGTGATTCCCAAAATCAGCATGGACGGTCTGGCGGATTATGACCGCAACGGCGGCTATGTACATGGGGATGTGACACTGACGAATGAAACCGTCAAATTCAATTATGACCGTGGCAGAAAATTTACGGTCGATGCCATGGACAACGAGGAAACCGCAGGGCTTGCATTTGGGAAGCTGGCGGCGGAATTTATCCGCACGAAGGTTGTCCCCGAAATGGATGCCTTCCGCTTTGCGACCTACGCAGGCACAACAGGCATTTCCAAGGCAACCGCAGGCACACTGGCGGATGGTGCGGCGGTTCTGGCGGCTCTGGTGGCGGCACAGAACAAAATGGACGAGGACGAGGTACCGCAGGAAAACAGACACCTGTTCATCACGCCCACCCTCTACAACATGATTTATGCGGTTGATACCACGAAATCCAAAGAGGTGCTGAATTCCTTTGCAGTTGTGCAGAAGGTGCCCCAGACCCGTTTCTATACCGCCATTGACCTGTATGACGGCAGGACGGACAACAGCGGCGCAAGCGGTGCGAATGAGAAGGTCGGCGGCTTTGTGAAGGCAAGCACAGGCAAGGAAATCAACTTCATGGTTATTCACAAGCCTGCACTGTTGCAGTATCCCAAGCATACGGTCAATAAGGTTATCTCTCCCGATGCAAATCAGGACAGTGACGGCTGGCTGTTCTTCTACAGAGCATACGGTCTGGCGGATGTATACGAAAACAAGGTTGCAGGGATTTATCTGCACCATAAGGCGTAAGGAGGAAAGGCGTATGGCAAAAACAGTAGGCATGGGCGCAAAACAGCCCGAAACGGCGGAAAACAAGGAAATCGCAAAGCTGAAAAAGGAAAATGCCGCACTGAAAAAGGAGCTTGCGGCTCTGAAGAAGGAGCAGGAAAAGCAGTAAAGGGGGAAAACGCATGATTTATGCGGATTTTTCGTATTACAAAGACACCTATTGCGGCGAAATGGCGGAGGGAGACTTTAAGCGTCTCTCCCGTTCCGCCTCTGCGTATCTGGACAGCATAACTTTTGACCGTATTCCATCCGTTACAGATGAGAAAATCAAGGAGAGGGTCAAAGAGGCGTGCTGTGCGGTGGCGGATGTGCTTTTGCAGAAGGAGCAGAGGGACGGCATTGCATCGGAAACGAATGACGGCATTTCTGTTACCTACACAACCGAAGGCAGTACGGACGAACAACGGCTTTACCGCGCGGCGGTGCTGTATCTTAGCAATACAGGGCTGTTGTATCGGGGGGTGGAGTGATGCTTGCGTGTACGGAAACGATTACGCATATCCGGCTGCGGTATGACAGGAAAACGGATACGGATGCATATATCTGCACTGCGATTCATGGTGTGAGTTGGTTCGGCAAGCTGATTGCTACGCCGGAAAACAAAGGCTTGACGGGTGCGGCGAAGATTACCGTCCGTATTCCGGAGGATGCCATGCCCGATATTACCATCCGAAACGGAGATTTTATCGTGCGTGGTGCGGTGGATGCCATCGAAAAACAGGCAGACCTAAAGGGACTGGAATACTTTACGGTGCTTTCTGTCGGGGATAACCGCAGGAGCAGGCGAAAGGCCTTGCGGCATTGGGCGGTGAGCGGCGCATGAAATTAGAGTATGAGGTCAATATCAGCACAGCGAAAATCCTGCGGAGGTATGGTCTGGGCGAGGATAAGGCGGCACAACGCTTTCTGGCGGAGGATGTGGAGTGGAAATGTCAGCCCTATGTGCCGATGTCGGCAGGCAGTGCTGCCCACATGGTAAACGCCGCAAGAGTGACGGCGGACAGCATCGTCTATCCCGGACCGTATGCGCATTATCAGTATGTCGGCGAGGTGATGGCAGGGCGTGCGCCCAAGCATTACACCGGACAGCCGCTGACCTATCACGGCGGTGCATTGCGTGGCAAGCAGTGGGATAAGCGGATGATGGCAGACCATGGCAAGGAAGTCGAGAAGGATTTGGAAGGGTATCTGAAAGGACGGGGCAAATGAAGAACATCATGGAAGAAGTACGGAAGTTTCTGCGTACCTATCCGCCGCTTGCGGAAGGAAAGCTGCACGTGGATTTTCTGCCGGAGGAGGCACAGAGCTATTC